ATATTTGATTGGAAATTACTAAAAGAAGACAACGAAGCCGCTAATTTCGCCGACCAATCCATTGAGACCAAAGAGGCGATTTGTAAAGTGGTGGGGTTAATATGAAAGTTGATTTAACTATTGAAGATTGCTTAAAAAATATCCTCTTATTGATAAAACCAAAGATATTGTAGGAGGCCAATTTAGACTTGCTGATACGCGCTTGCCGCTCAGTCATATACTTGCATGTCTTATCGAGTCGGATATCTATAGTATTGCGCATAATTATCAGGTTTCCGTGTTAAAAATTCAACAAGCCTTAGAATTGGCGGCAGATATTTTGGAGAATATAGAATGAAATTTAATTTACCCCCAGAACAAATAGTGGAAATTTGGAAAAATGCGCCGGAAACCGCTGCTTTATGCGAAATAAAAATTCTTTTAAGATATTATGTTAAAGATTTTGATAAATATGGTAATCAGCATCTTGCTGATATAGAGCCGGATAAGCTTTGTTTTGAGAGGCCTAAGAAGATTATGCGGGTTAATGCTTAAAAATTTCTTGGCCTTTATCTAAAGCTACGGTTTGAGCAAACGTTAATATATTAACTTTGATGAAACGTTTATTATATTCACCACGTCGTGATCCACAATACGTTCTAAAGGCTTGACAGGTGAGATTTCGCTTTTCACAATTGGGTCGCCAACTGCATCCGTCACAGGGGATGGGTTCGTTTTTGATTTGGTTGTAAAGATCGTCTTTCATCCATGCTCAATAAAAACCGCCCTCAAGGTTGCGCATTGTTAATAGGCGTGAGGGCGCGTTATAATGTTGTTTCCGCTACGCAGGCACAACCAACTCTGATGATTGAGGTTCATCTACAAAAACCCGACCGGGGACACCTCGATCTAAAACTAATAACCCAAAGGGCTACCGAATACTCCTCCTAAAACTAGGTAGGGGAGCGTGGCTATACTACCAACTCAATTATAAATGTCAAGAGAGCGGCGGCAAAAAGGATACCAGAGGCGTAGTTTATATAGAGTGAGAGTTTATCCCAGAATTTTAAAGATTGCTCCCACGTGGCTAAATTAATGGTACTGGGGGTATGGGAAAACTGTTCGTTGATAATGTCCAGGAAAAGGGGTACGCACTTTTTAAAGGTTAGAAAACTTATTAACGTGAGGAGGACTGACATTCCTGCAAAAATTATAGGCCAAAGGCTTTCTGAGGAATACGCTAGGTAAATTATAAAAGGGTTTACCAATACTAAAGATATATCGTAAAGGGTTTCGTTTCGTCTCGCACGGGATTCTATCCGGTCAATATAGAGCTGTTTTAGATCGTCATTTGTCATCGTTGTTACCCTGTTTGAGACTAAAAGCGCATCTTAGCATTTTGCGTAGCTTTTTACAAAATTTCATTTTTAGGTCAAATTACCGTTTTTGTTGTATAGAGAACATTTGTTAAATTTTATTGGAAAATGTTAATTAAAACAAAGGGTTAAAAATCGACTTACACAAATTGTGTGAGAATAACGATTTTGTAAAGTAGCACAAAAAGTGCAAAAGCTAGTCTACTTAACTTATTGATTTTAAAAGAGAAAGGGGTGTAGAGACTAGGACTTTTTTATAAAAGCTAGTCTGAAAGCTAGTCCCGAGTTTGATCTATTTTTCCCGATGTTTTTTGCTATATAGTACCTAAAAAACTAAAAGACTAACAAGATTTTGAAAAAAATATTCTCAATGCCAATATACTTTTTTAGGTACTATATGCAAAACGGTTTTTGGGACGATAATGCCTTGAAAACATTGAAGTTTTTTGACTAAATTTGAGACTAAAAAGAGACTAAGACCATCTTTTAAAAGCTAGTCTAACAAAAAGTGCAAGTTTGATTGTTTTTAGGGGTGTTACATCCCCCGAGAAGAATTTGTATACTACTCTAAAGTTTTAATAAGGTCAACAGATGAACCCCTTCGATTTAATTGATGACATAGCCGACAAGATTTGGCCAAGTCAAGATGAGAAACTAAAGAACGCTGATTTAATTGCGCAACTTAAAGCATTGCCGAGCGTTCAACAAAATCAAGTAGCATTGGCTCAATTGGCTATTAATAACAGCGAGGCACAATCTAGTAGTGTGTTCGTATCTGGGTGGAGACCTGCAATGATGTGGGGCTGTATTGTGTTTACGTTGCTCAATATTATTATTAGTTGGTGCGATCAGATTTTTTCGTGGCATATACCTAATTTTGGTGGCGGACTTCCAGAGAACATTATTATGGGCGCATTAACAGGTACGTATATGTTAGCTCGCACTGTAGAGAAGATTAAGGGCGTTGCAAGATGAGTTTAGATATTGAAAAAATTCTTACCGAACACGCTGAAATGATCGAAAAGCATGAGAAAGATATTACGGTGTTACAAACTCAAACTGCCGAAAGTAAAGAGCTGGCTAATCAACGTCACAAAGAAATAAGAGATGACTTTCATTCTATACGCGAAGTTATGCCTCACAGAGAAGATATTATAAACGTCCGCGACGCTTTAAAAAATTTGCAAGATGATATGAATATTGTCAAAGCTAATAGAGCCTTTTGGAAATCTCAATGGTTCTATATTTTTAGCGCGTTAGCGACAATTGTTACGGCGACATATTTTTTGGGTGGCTTCTCGAGTGACAAACAACAAAGCACCGTAACGGCTCAAGAACAACAGATGGAAATTCAAGCACTGCAAGCAATCGCAGATGAATTACCAAAAAAGTAATGTTACATTCTTAAAAGGATCCTATGGCACGTCAAAATAAAATACACAAGACACAAGACGGGGTAAATTATGTTACGCAGCAGTATGCGTATAAACCCGAATATTGTGAGATGCTAGTTAAGCACATGGCTAAAGGTTTTAGTTATCAATCTTTTGCGGGTGAAATAGATGTATGCTTCAAGACTCTTTATAATTGGGAAAAAGAATTCCCTGCCTGGAAAGCGGCCAAAGAACGCGGAAATCCTAAGAATTTAAAAATGATGGAAGCATTTGGACTTAAAGCAATGAGCGGCGGCTCTAAAGGTATTTCTTCGGCTATTTATTGTTTTACAATGAAGAATCGTTACCCAGAAATATATAAAGATGTTACAGAAGTCATTCATAAAAATATTCCAGAAACAATTACTCCAGAAGAAGCCGCGGCGGCTTATGATAAAGTGACACATGATAAATCCTAACGATTTAAAATCGTATGCTAAGAATTCGCGTAAGCACTCGCCGGAGCAAATAAAATGGATGTAACCGATGCAATCACGCTCGAAAAAGCGCGACGCTGGAAAATGCTGCAAAAGCTAGAAGCTGATCGCAGCTTGCTTGCTGGCGTAAAAGAATATTATCGCACTCATCCGGGTGCATTCACCAATGATTGGATCACAACATACAACCCCGAAGTTCAACCCTCTAAAATACCCTTCAACTTATTCAAACGCCAATGGGAATTGTTTCAATTTTTTCAAGATTGTTACATTAACCGTGAAGATGGACTCGTTGATAAAACACGTAACATGGGCGCAACGTGGGGAGCACTTACTTTCGGTATAGAGAAATTTTTGTTCGAACCTGATTCAGCTATTGGTTTTGGTTCGCGAAAAGAAGAATTGATTGATAAGAAAGGTGATTTAAGCTCTATCTTTGAAAAAATAAGAATGGTGCTTGAATTATTGCCGCCTATTTTTAAGCCTAAAGGTTATAATTCCAGAGAACATGCGCGGTATCGTTTAATCAGTAACCCTGAAAACGGGTCATTTATTTTTGGTGAAGCAGGGGATAATATTGGCCGTGGTGCTCGTGCTAGTATGTTTTTTATTGATGAAGCCGCTCATATTGAGCGTTCGGAACAAGTAGATGCGGCATTGTCTGAAACGTCGCAATGTAAAATTTACATTTCTACCCCGCACGGTATGGACAATACTTTCTATGTGAAGCGGCACAGTGGTGAGATGAAAGTTTTTAGTATGCCCTGGACCGATGACCCGCGCAAAACTAAAGAGTGGTACGACAAGAAGAAGCGCACCACCGATCCGGTAGTATTTGCGCAAGAGTACGACCTAGACTATGCTGCCTCATTAACCAACGTCGTTATCCCTGCAAATTGGGTACGTGCAGCGGTGAATTTTGATCCTGGCGTATTGCCTTCTGGTAAAAAAATTGGTGGCTTGGACGTGGCTGATGGCGGAGGGGACTTAAATGCTTTAGCCGTGCGCCAAGGATGGAAAGCCTTTTTTATTGAGGCGTGGGGAGAGGGTAACACTACGGAGACAGCTAACAAAGCACTGGCTTTGTGTGAGCGAAACGGGGTAGAAATACTTAATTATGATTGCATTGGTGTAGGCGCGGGTGTCCGTGGCGCGGCATCCACGTTCGAGCAGCGCATAAAATTTGAAGCTATCAATGTTGGCTCTAATGATATGCAGGGCTACATTGAATCGGGTGACAATTTTAATTCGCCTGAAAACAAGCTTAAAAAGGACTTTTATTTGAACATTCGTGCAATGCTGTGGTGGGAACTGCGCCGACGCTTTGAAAAAACGTATGAATATGTTAATGGTATTAATACCAGCTATGCTATTGATGACCTGATCAGCATACCTAATGACAACGGCTTAATTACAGAGCTTTCGACACCGACCTACAAATATTCTAACGCCGGAAAAATCCAAATTCAATCCAAAGCGGACATGAAGATCAAGAGTCCTAACAAAGCAGATGCGTTAATGTTATCATTTGCTCCTATTGACCCAGGGCCAGGACTTTATATCATATGACCTATTCTATAAAAAATATTCAGAAAATTGTTCCACGTGAAACAATTCACCACGAGATAAAAGAGGCTACGTTTCCATCATTGGTGAATACCTTGGGATCATACGGATTTAATACATGGGCGGCGCTCCTTAGTTTAAGTTTGTTTCGTCAATGTTCACCGCTTTATGATGCAATTACTCGTATTACGTGCGAGTCTAAGATGATTGAGCCATTTATTTATAAAATAGACAGCGATGAATATTTGGATAAGCACCCCGTATTGGATCTTTTGAAGAAACCTAATTACGAGCAAACACGCGAAGAATTTATCGAACAAGCGGAACAATATCATAAGGTAACGGGAAATGCCTACTTTATTGTGACGGCGCGTAATCCCTTATTACCTGTAGCAGAAATATTCAACGCTTCGCCTGAATTTGTGAGCATTACGGGCAATTCACCTGATGCACCCCCCGAAACGTATCAATATAGTGCTCTTTCGGATAACCAAGTATTTAAGCCTGAAATTATTAAAGGGCAATTGCGTTATTTTAATTTTAATAAAACACAAGAGTTATTACACTGGAAGCAATTGGACATTTTTAAAAGTCGCTCGTTTCATTATGGCATGTCTTCTATTACGCCTCTGTGGCTCGAGATTGAGCAATATCTAAAAGCCTCCAATCATAATTTATCTATGCTCATTAGAGGGGTTTCGTCAGCGGGGATATTCTCTACACCCGACAAGTTGACTATGGACCAAAGAACTTACCTCCGAGAACAACTGGACAGGTTTCACGCAGGGGCGAATAATGCAGGGAGAACGATAATTGTTGACGGCGGTATGGACTTCACTCAAACAACCATTACTAATAAGGACATGGATTATGAGCGGATGCTAGAGCGCATCACCAAACGTATTTACTCGACGGAAAAAATACCGTTACCGCAAGTAACCTCAGATACTATGACGTATAATAATATGGAAGTGTCTAAGCTTGAACTTTATGACAATGCTGTATTGCCTTTGACCCATTCTTTGTTTAGTTTTTTGCAGCGATTTTTAATGCCACGTTATGAGAAGGATCCTAATAATTATTTGATTGAGTACGAAGAAGGAAAGATCCCCGCACTTGCTGTGCGTCGCTTTGAAACTATTAAACGCCAAAAAGAATTGGGTATATTTAGCGTTAACGAGTTGCGTACCGAGCTTAAGTATGAAAATGCCGTAGGGGGGTCGAATATTTTTGCCAGCGGTGCCATGAGTACTATTCCTATTGCTAATGTACCCGATGCTACGGAAGATCTTGAACCTTTAGCGGATGATTTTGAGGAGGAGGTTGATGTTGATGTGTCCGATGGTGAGAAGGATTCGCGTTATTTAGCGTTTTTGTATGCGGGAAAAAATATGAAGAATTCGGACGGTACGCCAGCATTTACCAATGAAGAAATGAAACAGCTATGGCAAGCCTAGCGCACCAGCAAGCACTGCGAGACTACGCACTCAAATTAAAGTTAGAGCCTCAACTAGCTAACAAGATGCGCACCCTGTTCCGTGAAATTTCGCGTACCACTAAGACGCATTATAAAGTTACGGGCAATATACCTATTCAATTGGATAGCCATTATAAAGTTGATATACACGCAACACTTCGAGCACACTATAAGAAGGTTGCAAAGAAGTTTAACAATCGTTTACGCGAACAGGTACAAAAGTCTATTTTACCGAAATATTTAGAGGTAAAATCGAGCGCAATACTACAAAAAGCGATCACCGATTACATCAACATTCGCGCATTGCAACAAACTCAAATAATATCAGATACTACTTCGCGCGAATTGTTAGAAGCCTATACGACCAACATGCTAGGCGATAGAGTCTTGACTCGTGATGAATATGCGGAGGAAGCATCGTTAATGTTTGAGCGTAAAGCATTAGGAAGAGCCAATACTATAGGATTAACAGAAACACAGAATATTGCAGAAGCTACCAAAGATTTAGAGGCGCAGTATTTTTTTGATGAAAATGAAATTGTAGCAGGGGGCGTAGTCATCAATGAAGAAAATGCCCAATTGGATAAAACCTGGTCCGCACTCTTGGATAATGTTGCGCGCCCATCCCATGTTGAAGCCGACGATCAAACCGTTCCTCAAGACGACCCTTTTCAAGTAGGCAACTCCTTGCTCATGTTTCCAGGAGACACAAGTATGGGTGCATCGCTGGATGAAATTTTTAATTGTCGCTGTAACCGTTCAACGGCTATTAGATTATCAGGACTTCCTGATTATGTTCGTCAACCCCAAGGTCACTTAATACCCGAAGCCTAGGGTGTTACATCTTTAGAGGGTACCATTTATAATCGTCGGTAATTAATCAAAGAGGCTATCCCTATGTCAGATACTATGAACGGCGCATTAAATATTTTTTACGTAAATGGAGAAGATCAAACGACTCCACATTTACCTTGTTTTGTAATTGGTGAGCCGGGGACCATTGCAG